TCCAGTTATCCTGCCAATCTCTTTGAATAATTGAGCTTCTCTTAACAACGCTGCTTCATAAAGAGCCAAGCCTTCTTCACCTGCTGCTGGGAAAAGCATCTGTATTTTCTTACGCATGTCAGGGGAGCCGATTATTCTCTGCGCATAGTTAGCGTTGGTACTCGGTTTCGTAAGTTTATCTAATAAGTGCCTAGAAGCTCCTGTTAAAAATGCCTGAGCTTCTCCTTCACTCATATTCTCAAACGCCTTAGACACTTCTTCAGGAGCCATTTTACCAAAGTTTGCAAAACCATTGTCTAAAGCTTCAATAACTTCCATATCTCCTGCGTAAACTTTTCTAGCGTTAGCGTATGCAGACACTCCGTCAACTTCAGTAACTTCGTCTAAAACATTTACAAATTGATTTTTAAGCTTTTTTAAAGAATTAGCTTGTGCAGGTGCCATTCCGGTTCCGTCAAAACCTTTTCTAATTAGATCATCTAATCCTCTTTTAATGTAATCAAGAGTTCTAACATCAGGAAGCATGTTTATAGAGGGTTTACCACCCTTCGTTACTATTTCATAAGGGATCAATTTAAATGCACTGCCGTCTCCACCTGCTAGAATGTCTGCATCTGCTTCATTTTGAGCAATAGCTTGGGCTCTCTTAAATGCCTCTTTGAAGTTAGGATTATTTTTCAATAGATTTAATATTCTGGGGTCGTCTACTGCACCAAATTGATAAGCCTCATCATAAGCTTTATTAGCGCCAGATCTCAAATTATTTATAAGAGTATCTTGTTGATCATAATATTTACCTTCTCCCAGAGCATCTGTAGTTTGTTTTATAACTCTGTCCCTAGCAGAAGATTGAACGTCTACTAAATTTTCTTGAATGATTTCAGGAACATCTCCTCTACCTGCGGTGTTCAAAGAATCAGCCAGTCTTAGAGTTTTTTCATTAACATTCGCTACAGTACTGGGTACGCCTAATTCAGCATCTCGTGAAATTACATTTAAAACGTCTTGAGGAGTTCCCCCATTAGCACCAACAGCCTCATAAACTTTTTGTAATACCAAGTCATCAACATATTGACCGCTCTGTTGCAATCTGTCTCTAATGAAACCGAATACTGCCGTCGCTCCTCTACCAGCCATAGGTAATGCGAAACCTATGGCACCTCCTAAGCCCCCACTGATGATGGCGTCTAAACTTCTATTATCAGGAGGAGCCATTCCTGCCCCAGTTATAGCTCCAGTAGTTAAACCTGTGGTAGTTCCAGTAGTTACCGCATTTCTGCCGACCGTACCTTTATAAGCCTGTCTAGCTTTGTTAGCTATGTTGGTTAAAGCTCCTACCGTCCTAGCTCCGCTTGCAGCAGCAACGGGAGCAGCGGCTCCCCCAGTAAATGGAGTGGCTATTAAAGCAGCTGCCGTAGGTATGAAACCTCCTACGATTTCACCAGTCAAAGACGCTCCTGGGTTTTCAGCAGAATATTGATTATAAGATTCATTTATGGCAGCAAGTTCTTCTTCATAAGTTTCATCACCGCTCAGGGTTCTAAGTCGAGCTTCTAACTCATCTCCCCAACCCATGGCTAAACCTTGTCCTAACCATGAGCGAGCAGTATTTGTCCAGTAACCATCAGACATCATTTATCTCCTGTAGGTGTTTTTCTTCCATATTCACCAGAACTGATTTGTTCTAATTTAATACGTCTTTTGCCTAGTATACTAGCCAGAGCTTCTGCGGCATTTCTAATTATTTTTTCTCTTTCTGCAGAACTTTTCGCTTCTATACCTTGCAGAGCACTTAAAGATTTTCTTTCTCCGTCTGAAATCTGACCTCCGAAAGTAGATTTTAAAGAAGCTAATGCATTACTACTTAATATTTGTTCAAGTTCCATGGTAGCTATATATTGAGGGTTTTCAGGATCCATTGCACTTAAAAAGGCTGTTTTTGAACTGTCATAAAAACTTTTGCTGAAAGCTATTTCATTCAACTCTAAAGCTTTATCTAACAGCATTAATGAAGATTCAGCTGATTCAATTTGAGTTTGAGTGTCTGCTTTAAGGTTTAATTCACCTGTGCTTAGAGTGTCAACTTGTTTAGTTAGAGCTTCAAGTTCTAAAGCAGCCACTGCTTGTTCTCTTTCATAATACTCTTCAATGAAAGTATTATATGCAGCACCTGTTAACCCCATATCAGTTGCTATTTTAGCTGCTGCGGACTTAGGTTTACCTGCTTCGTATACTCTCTCACCAGCTATGACAGCAAGATCAAATTCCCTATCTTCAACTTTCTGTAATTGATCCCTCTCGTATTCTAATAGCTCTGCAGCCATGCCACGTTTCCAATCTCTTTCAGCAGCACCTGCAGCGGTAGCTGCTGCTAAATCATCTTTCAAATAAGTTAAATTAAATTCTGCTCCTTGCATTAACAGTGCATCTGAAGCTGATTGAGCAGCTCTTTTATCTGATTTGAAACCAGCCAATGCTTCGTTAGCTAAGCCTAGGTTCTCCATGAAATGACCACTCTGAGTGGGTTTACCGAATGCAGCAGCTAGCCTAAACCATTTCTCAGATTCGCTAGGACCTTGTGCTGCAGTATCTGCTGATCGTTGTAACATAGCTGAAAAATCAGCTCTAGCAGTGTCTAATGCTGCACGAGCGTCTGAGGTTGCAGTGGAAGAAGGCATAGCACTATTAGCTAACATCATTTGCAAATCAGCAATATTACTATTAGAGTCTTGAATATTATTTAAATTTGCTAATGCTAACTCATCTAAGCTTGGCACATCAGTGACCTCTTCTAATGATTCATCATCAACACTCACCTCGCCAGCTTGTGCGTAACCTCTAACTTTTCCACCTTCTGCATTAAACCAATTAGATGGATTCCAACTAGACTCAGACCAGCTCCAATCGCCACCATCATCATTGTACGTACTGTTCATGGTTCCGCTATAATTGTCGTCATCGTCGGGAACAGCTACGGTTCCTACTTCCCCATCTTCGTCATACGTTAATGTTCCATCAACATAACTTGCTCCGTCCCAAGGAGTAAATAAATTAGCAAGATCTTCAGTAAAACTATTGTTACCGTAGATTTCTGCTTGTTCGGCAGCAGAGTTAAGAATTGAATTATGAGTTTCAAAAGGGTCAGTGGGGTCGTCATCATTGGTGTTTATATTGGTGGTGGCAGTAGCGTTTGATAAACTTAAATCATCAACATTAATTACATCACTATTGACACCATCAACACCGAACCCATCCACCCCATCAAAGATTATTTGACCATTTTCATCAAATTCATAACCGGATCCTGGGAGGTTACTTAAATCAATTGTACCAGTTAAAGATGAATTTATTGAAGTGGGGAAATCTACTTGAGCTACATCAATGATCCCACCTTCAGTATTTGTAGCTCCTACCCCAGTACTGGTAGTTCCGTATATTGGATTTTTTAAAACATTGCCGTAATACTTACCTGACTGCTCCATTATAGCCTGATTACCCGTATTACCTATGCCTGTGCCGAGAGTAGGGGCTATGCCTTGAATAAACGCATTCCTAGCAGCTTGAGGGTTAGTTAATTGTATGCCGTCATCACCCTCCATGTCAAATGTTGTGTAAGGCTGCACTGCTGCCCCACCAGCTATGATTTGTTCTTCTGTACGATTAGGTCCTAAGTATTTATCAAATAATTGATCATAATTTTCAGGCTGAACCTGTTTCTGAGTTTGAAACTGCTTTGCGGCATACATAGGCGTACCTTGCATCCGCTGATCATAGCTTCCTGAATAAGTGTCATAAGCAGCTTTATCTGCATCGTAGGCATCTTTTTTAGGTTGATAAACTGTTAATGCGTCTTGATATTCTTTTAATATTTTGGCTCTTTCTATAGCCTGAGGACTTCCCTCAGGAAATGCTTGCGCAGTAAATATAGGTGCTTCAGGAGCAGGTCCAGGATCCTTAGCTCCTACATATCCAGCTTTACTAGCAGTGCTTACACCATATTGGTTCATTAATCTTTTTAAATTATATCCCATGATATACTCCTATGATGTTAAGCCTTTATATGTCGCAAACCCAGTGGCAATCTGAGACAGAGGTGAAGGATTATAAGTTGCCCCAGTAGTTGAACCAGCTGTAGTAGTGGCAGTAGGAACAATCGGAGCCAGTCCTCTAATTTGAGTGCTGAGCCAATCCATGTTACGTTGAGGGTAAAGCTGTTCATCCATAAACTCTTTTTCAGCAGCACTAAGCTCAGTTTGTAATTGCTGCTGTTGAGCTTTACCAGCAGCTTCTAGAGCAGCTAAATCAGTATAAGTCATCGCTTGTTCCTGCGCAGCTAATGCGGCCATGTCATTTAATGCAGATTGTTGCTGTCTGTAATCTTGAGATTGCTGTGCAGCTGATGTTTGAGCTGCGTTTAGACCATACTGCTGTTGGGATTGACCTGCTTGAGTTTGCATATTTGCAATATTAGCTAAATTTTGCTGCTCTTGTGAGCTTAATTGACCCGTAGTCTGAGCTAAGTTACCGAGAGTAGAAGCCTGATCCCTTGTAACATTACTTAATGTTTGCCCTACTTGAGCTAGTCTACCTGCATCTTGACCTGTTAGTTGACCCATAGTCTGACCAGCTTGCATTTGACGACCTGCATCCTGCCCAGTTAATTGACCTGCCGTTTGGGCAGCTTGCATCTGTCTGGCAGCGTCTTGGCCAGTTAATTGGCCAGCTGTTTGGCCGAGCTGACCATATTGGCTACCACCTTGAAGAACCCTAGATAAATCTGCACCTGATATACTACCTACCGATTGCCCTAATGAAGCCTGTCTCTGCTTATCAGCTGCAGATGCTCTAAGAGCTGACTCGTATCCTTGAGCTGCTAAAGGAGCTTGTTGGTTTAAAATAGCTTCTTGCGTATCTCTTAGAGCTCTGCTACCAAACTCACCCATACCTCTAGAGCCAAATTGACCAGCTTTAATAAAAGAGTCAGAGACGCCTGGAAGTAAATTTTCAGTTAAATTACGTGTTCCCTGCTTGGCTATAGTATCTAAAACATTTTGCTGGTAAGGATTCATATATTGATTGATATCTGAAACTGAAGTCTGAGCTGCCCTGCTGAAATAAGGATTAGCAGCGTTCAGAGCCTTGTCAGCTAATGCTTGTGCTGTAGTGCTTTGGGCTTGGTTTAAATAAGGATTGGCCGCGCTCGCACCGCTCATTTTAGTACCCTGAGTAAGATACGGATTAGCAGCACTCATACCACTCATCTGAGTGCCCTGAGTAATGTAAGGGTTAGCAGCACTAGCAGCACTCATATTGGCAGCGTCAGTTAAATATCCTTGACCTGCGCCTGCTATATTTAAAGCAGACTGTTGAGCCTGATCCATCATAGGTTGGGCACTACCTAAAACGCTAATCTCACCTGACCTAGCAAAAAGGTCTTGCCCTGCGTCTAAATTAGCTCCCACTAAATCTTTTCTCAAATAATCAGTTTGATCTTCTCTTAATTTAGTCGTAGTGTCTTGAGAAGACAGGGTTTCCATACCAGTCTGAGCTTTGCCTAAATCTTCCTGCCCTATTCCTTGCGCTGCTACTATACCTGCGTATGCATCTTGTTGGAGTGGGCTTAACCCAGCCACCGTAGGCATATCATAGCTTTCATATGGCTTGTTGGCTATATTTTGTGCCCAATTTATCTGATTATAAATTGCATCCTGCATCCACTTTGGTGTTTCAGTAGACGAAGTAGTGTAGGAAGTTGCGTTCTGCGGAGTGCCTTGAAATATGCTACCCATTATGCTACTCCTTTTAAATATTGAAGTGGTGATTTAGCATCTTTACTGAACTTACCTTTTGACAAGTTACCACCTTTGTGTTTTCTAACTGTTTTTCTCATATCGTCAAGCGCATTAGCACCAGCTTTATTTGAACCGTCCCCTAATAAAGCCACTGTTTCAGCATCTATAACATATTCTCCGTCACTTAAATATGCGGGTATCTCATCAGACCGCCCAGTACCACGACCTTTAACATACCTAGAGACTTGATTCAGCCCACCCATATTCATATTTATAGGACCTCCTGTATAATTACCTGCAGGTTCAGACATATTATAATAACCTTGGGATATAGTTGGCATGTTATAAGCCATGTATGCCCCTAAAGTCATATTCGCATTATTAGCATCCAATCTCATTTTATCCCAATCCCAAGAAACTAATGGTCTATTGAAATATTCTTGCTGCTCAGGACTTAAAGAGCTTACTGCCTGAGTTACATCTTCTGGCGCATCTAAGGCACTGGCTGCGGTTAATGCTAATGTTGCAGTAGAAAATGGGTTTTCAGTGGCGTAATTCATCGCCTTTTGAAACATATTAGGTTCTGCAGTAGTATCTCCTGCCCCAGTGTTAACTACGCCCGCAGAAACAGGACCTTTGAGTATTCCATTTTCATATACCTGCCCATTATAAATTCCAGAGACCATATCACTTCCAGGTCCTGTATACTCTGCAGTAACGTCTATAAGCTGGCCATTATCAAGCATGACACCTTCACTATTAGAGTAATCTATCATGTCAGAAGAGCTGGGCATTTCATTTTGAACTTCACTCAATACAGCGTTAGAAGGTCTGATATACTCTTTAGCTCCAGATAAAATACCTGAAGTTAAGCCTCCTTGAATAGCTTCAGTAGGTGAATAACCTGCGGTTAACATGTTACCGCCTGTGTTTACTCCAGATTGTAGAGCTGATTCAAAAGCATTAGTAGGTGCACCGCTAGGAACAGCATTCTTAAGGAGCTGCCCTCCTGCACCTTGAAGAGCTCCTGATAAGAAATCACCTCCAGTAAGTTCTCCTGCGACACCACCAACTAAACCACTACCTAAGGTCGCTGCCATAGGTTGACTAAGACCTAAATTTAATCCTTCGTTTACGAAATTACCTGTTACGTCCCCTACTCCACCGCTAATGCCTCCCATTAGAGCACCTTTAAGTGGGTCTCCTCCAGTTATCGCAGCAGTACCTGCCCCTAATAAGCCACCGCCTACAACCGCAGCAGTTGTTCCAGTAAGACCTAGACTTGTACCTATAGCCGTACCCAAGCCAGGAGCAAAAACAGCTAAAGCTACAGGAAGAACAGTTTTAAATATTTTCTTAAGACTTTTATACTCTTGTATTCCGGTGTTAGGGTTTATAGTTCCTTGACCGCCCATCCTTCTGAGTATCTCAGCTTCACGAGGATTAATGTGAGCGAGCATACTGTCGCCACCCTGCCCTTGATTAGCTAATTTACGCCCAGCTACTGTCAAACCTCCTCTGGCAAAACCTTCAGCTGTTAAATTATCTCTCAATCCGTAAAGAGCTAACAATAAAGATATAATAAACACTGCGTCATACTGCTCAGGAGCATCGCCAGGATCTATTAATCCGTCTGCTATGGCAGCTTGAACCATTTCAGGGTAAGAGTTAGGATCTTGCAGAGCGATTTCTAACATCTGAATCGCTTCCATCAAATCTTCAGCTACAATCGGAGTGTTAGATAACCTCTTCTTTATTTCTTCTACACCTACTGCGAAATCTGGACTTGTTCTAGCGAACTCCATTAAGGTTTGTTCAATCATTTCTAACTCCTACACCAGTCATGAGACATGTATTCTTCTTTTAACAAGCTATAAATGAACATGTCTTCGTCATTATCATAAGCCTTTCTCATTTTACCCTCTTTTTGAAATCCTAAATGAGTTACAAATTTTTGACTTATTATATTTGATTCAGCTATTAATGCAGTGGCTCTAACTGCCTTTAATTTATTAAAAACTGTGTCGAACACCCCATTAAATAAATCAACAGTTAATTTAGGTGTCGCCCAGCCCCTGTCTCCAGCTATGTTCAAATCTATATTTCTTTTAGTAAAATTAGTCAATAATACAACACAAGTAAACTCATTATTTAAATTCACAGTTGAAAGAGCTTTAAATACGTTGGGAGCTTGTTTTAACCCAAGCCTGGATCTAGCCCATTTTTCAGCCTCATCTTCGTTATGATTACCAATATACTTCATAGCGTTGTTTGCACAAACCTTTCTGCCCATTCTCTCCATTGACTAACATCATAGCCATAGGGATCTGGAAAATCTTCCACTAAATTAGTGGCTCTGTCGTATTGACTCGCCCAATCCTGCCACTTTGCAGGGTCTTCTAAAGGGTAATACGCACCAAAATTACTAAAATCTGTAATCAAGCAATCTGCCCAGTCTTGTAAATTTATTCCAACTGGTAATGTTACGCTTAATCCGGTGTGTAATGTCATCCTAAATCCGTCCCATCACCGCTGTCAAAATGACCGATTATTTGACCCATTTCATAATCACCATATAATGCATTAGATTCAAATCTAACTCTTAACTCTCTTCTTTGTTCTTTCAACATAACAATTTGTTCATAAGGTTGTGATGCCGTATCAGGAAATGTAAAAGTAGTCCCTATTACTTCAGGAGCCCTAGAATTAGCTCTACCTGTAACATTAACAGTCATGTCACCTGTTTGAACAAAATCAGGTTCTAACGTGGTTATTCTCAAATACTCATTTTTACCAGTAACTAAAGTTGATAAATCAGCTGTTTCAAAATAAGACTGTATCGGACTTACTACAGGACCATCGTATTCATCAACTTTGAATTCATGTTGCCACACTTTAAAACCTGAACCTCCAGGACCGCTAGTTGATTCTACTCCAGTTAACACTGGGGCAGCAAAAGAATTATTAAAATGTCCTGCAGAGCGACCATTATTAGGAAGTTCAGTATCATACCAAGTATTTTCTCTAACATTGAACACTACCGCATGAGTACACTCAGTTGCAGTACCTTTAGGATAACACCACCATATTTCACCGTATTTAGGAATTTGAAATCCAAAACATTTAGTTTGTTGATCAACATTTATATTATCAAAGAAATAATTTAAATTCATTGTGTTAGGAACTTCCCTAACAACACCATTGAACATATAGAATCTATCAACGCCAACCCAATAAAAAACTCCGTCATAATCAACTACGCATTGAGGTGACATTATAGAAGTCCCAGTGGCTATAACATCATATTGAAATATAGTTGCTCCACCTACGAATGTCGCTCTTAATACCGCATCAAAAGCCCAGAATAATCCTGCAGGAGCCGTACCTGAACCTGCTCTCATCGGCAGACCTTTAATTATTTTTTGCCCCCAAACTCTGGCTAAACCTGAGCCTGTTCCAGTTAAATCAGTAGGTTGTCCTGCCACTGAATGCCCAATAACACCATCGGTGCCGTAATAAAATAAGTAAGGATGGAGGCTGACTATACCTCCTGTTGCGTTAGCTCCCGAAGGTAAATTTATTGGGTTTAAAACACCCGTACCAAGAACTTCACCAAAGAATATTTGACCCCCTTCATCATTACATATGCAAGATAAATTAGGAGAAACGTGAGATATTAAATAATTTTGACTGGTTGAAGAATCATATTGGACGTCAAACATCCAAAGATTGTAAACGCTGTCTACAAGTGCAGAAGGAGTTCTATCAGTAACTATTGAACTATTACCAGTGGCGTCAAGGGTAAATCTATCAAGTGTCGTGGCTCCTCCTGAATGACAATAAACATAAGTCATTTGAGTGAATGTGGAAAACCCTCTACTTAACTCTTGAAGGTATTTTTGAGTTGTTTTAAAGCCTCCCATTTTACGAGGCAGACCTCTTTGCCAACGAACCCACTGCCCGTCAGTGTAATTGTCACCTTCAAATTTAGTACCGTCTCTTTTAATACCAGGAGAAGATTTTAAAACTGCTGTCTGGATGGCCATTAGGGGAACGTGCCTCCATTTATATTACCTGCTTGAGCAATACCTAGCGCAGTCCACGCAGCTGCTTGGTTTGTGGCTTCAAACAGAGCTATACCTGTTGATGTACCTCCTAGATTTATTAAAGCTGCTCCTGCAGAAGTTGCCCCTGTACCACCTTGATTAACTTGTAAAGGTAAAGAAACAGTTGCCGTATCAGCATCTATAATGTCATTTCCGTCGCAGTAAAATATACCTCTTTCATTAGTAGCTAATACAACTCCAGTTTGACCAGAAACTTTAACTGTGAATGTATGGCTTCCAGTAGTTCTATTATCTATCCAATATTGTTGAACCGTAGCAGGTATAATTATAGTTCTGCTCCCAGTTAATGTTCCAGTGAAGCGATAAGCTACCCTATTAAGTTCAGTCCCTGTTAATGTGTAATTACCGCTTCCAGGAACATCTATAACTGTGTAATCAAAAGCAAAAGTAGAAGACTGACCAAACCCGATTGTGAAAAAGTTTGACCCATCACATGCTAAAATTGCTGATTCTCCTGGTTGAAAAGCTAAAGGAGAAACCCCATCCACCGTGGTAGAGCCTGGAGGAGTAGCTGCCAGCTGCCCTGATCCGGAGTTTCTAACATAAATAAACCAGTTATCAGTCACTACTGTCGGATCAGGTAAAGTTAACACGCCTCCTGCCCCTGTCCAATTAAACATTATTGCTCTAGAATCAGCAGTCGCTGTAAAATTACTATTGAACCCTGTTATTGGTACTGACTGAGAAAGTAATGCCCCTACTGCAACAATACCTGTGCCTGCCAAGGCTGAAGCATTAGCACTAGAAGTTGTTGCCCCATATTGAAGTAGCTCCCAAGTACCATTGACAGTAGTGTTATTAGTTAAATATATCTGCCAAAGCTGCCCAGATGCTATTGAACCTACTTGAATACCACCAGCATTAAGAACAGTAAACGTATGACCACCTTTGTTGTTGAATAATATAGTATTACCAGTTCCGCTTTTTGTCGCATCAGGTAAAGTTATATTCAACCCCGCAGAACTAGGAGTTACATCCATTATTCTAGTAGCTAAATTAACATTAGTTGAAGTTTCTTCTGGCCAGCTTAATACAATGTTCGCGCTTAAAGCAACTGAGCTATAGCTTATTTCACTTGGATATATATTTGCGCCACCAAAGACATCGGTATAATTAGGCATTATGCTTCACTCCTATTTGCGGATCTATCCATAATTCTTGCTAAGTCTTCTCCGCTTAATGCCTGAGCAGCTCTATCGTACATCGATTGCCAAGTAGGTACTCTTTCATCATTTTTTAAAAATGGAGTAGCTTCTAGCAGAGACGCATAAAGAAGAACGTCTGGGGCATATTCAGTTAACCAGTTACTTTGCAGATCATCACCTAAAAGAGCTGGCTGTTCATAATAAAGTATTTCACACGTTTGAGCAGTTGAAGGAGTCGGAGTTATAAGCCAGTGTTGATAATCGTAATCTGCATAAAACTGAGGCGCAGCTGTTTCTGCTTCATTTGGCCAGTAATTCCTGGAGTATTCATAAGATCTAGCAAAAATAGAAGATCCCCCAACTGTCATAGAAACTGTGTCTCTCCATCTATCAGGTTTCAGATATGTAGAAGTACCTACTACCAGAGGCAAATTAACAGCTCTTATAAAACCTTCTATTTTTAACTCACGAGCTATACGTCTTTCACCTAAAGTGATAAGCCTAGGTAACTGGTCAAAGACAATCTGGTCGCTTGCTTGAGTAAACCCACGCTCTAAATACCTGCGTAGATCTACTAGCAAACTGTCATATGTCATGGTATAACTCATCTACTTCTCCTAATACATTATACTTATCGCACCAGCGCAACTTTGCGGTGTGGACACTGAGAAAGTGAAAGTAGTGGAAGAGTCAAAACAAGTCACGTTATATTCTGCTACTTCATCTATATGCTTTGTATGTGATTCAGAATAAGGAGTTCCTACACCGTTAGGGTCAGTGGTCTGTATAGTTAAAGTATAGACGAAATCAGAAGCTGAGTTATCAGTAACTTGCACTGCCATTTTCATCAATCTTGGGGCAGCTGTCGTATCATCCATCGTAATAATGTAAAATGCGTCCGGATCACTCCCATTAGCATTAAACTTATGCGTCTCTACTATTCCTTCTGCGATTAATGCACTCATCATTTCACCTACGTGTTATTAATATTTGTAACTCTTTGCTGAACAGAGCTAGTGTTAAGTTGGCTTCCAGTATAGTCATTCGGATTTCCTACACTAAATGTACCGTGTACAGGATTAGTAGAGTTGGTACCGCTAGTATAATTTACCAAAGTCACGTCAGTTGAAGAAGCATATGTTAGTGCGGAACCTATAACACCTCCTCCCGTTCCTCCGTCTAAATCAATTCCGGTGCCGAACGCTACACCAGTTCCTTGTATGACTGAACCTGTGTCTGAGAGTTTAAAATTAACAGAAAGTTTACCGTCTTTATCTTCAAAAAGACAGTTGTCCATAAAGCTCAGACTATAACCGGAAGCAGGGGCAATAGCATTTTGCCATATTATTGAGCCGTTGGCAATGTTTATTTCCATTAAATAAAGTTTAGTTCCAGTTCCTGGGTTATATGACATGGCTATAAAGAACCTATTACTTATCATAACACCGCCTCTAGCTTCAGCATTCGCAGCGAAGGTTTTCTGCCACTGTAGAGTTCCTGAACTGTTATATTTAAGAATGAGAGGTTCCCAATTATCGTTTTTCCTCACACGACCAGATGCGTATACATTTTCAGAAGAATCTAATTGAATGCAGGAACTAGCATAATTATTTTGACCTGAGGTGTAATGGTTTCTTGTCCACTGTATTCCGCTACCGATGGTATATTTTAAAAGCATAACTACATCTGCTCCTGAATTGCCAGGATTTATGTTTTCAGCACAATTAGCGATAAAATAAAATGTGCTTCCTGTTCCCGCTCTAACAAATGCTTTTACAGTCGTACCGTTGTTGTTGCTACCTCCAATTCTATAACCGTTACTAAAACTCAGTGAAGTTCCAGTTAAACTAGCAGTCACAATCCTTATATTAGTCCCAGAAGAAGGACTGCTTGCGTAATCAGAAAATATAAGATAATAATCATCACTAGAACCATTAACAGTGTATAAAGTACCCTGATTACCTAGATAATAATTACTATATCTCCATTGAAAGTTCTTTACTTTATTTAAACTACCATCTAATGTGTGGAACCACATTGAATTAGCATTGTAAGCGTAATAATACCCATAAGAAATAGCAAATAAGTTAGTGGAAGGGTCATTTCCTCGGTAAGGATATACCGAATACATATCGCTACCGCTTTGAGTTCCCCAAATATTATTAACTGCAGATATGCCATCTCCTGAAGATGTTAATTTGGTCACCATATTGGTAGGATTGCTAGCTGTCTGAACATTCGCTACATCGTTTCCATTCGGAGTAGTGTAAATAGTGCCGTCAGTATGTTGATAATACCAAGCAGGTGAGTTTGTCACTTGGCTCAAAGTACCGCTCGAGTTACTGGCATCACTCTGTATAAGATACGTTTGAAACGCAGGTTGTATTCTTCCCTGAGTTGGCCAATTATCTTGTTTTCTGTAATCTAGCGCTTGAGTTAAAGTCCACATCCCTGATGCAGTTGAATATTGCCATGGTCCGCTAGGAGTTACTGGGTCTTTTCTAATTACCCCTCCTTGCCAGTCTTTAATGCCCATAATTAAGATTCCTCTTCTGAATCAAAAGGAGGGTTAGGTAGAGCATCCCAGACTTGATTTTCTTCATTCCATGTGAACCGATTTGTAGTGCTACTTGGATAAGCTACTGGCGGAACCATGCTACATGTAGCTTCATCAAAAGTCCAAGAAACATAAGTAGGGTACTCAGCTGAGAACTCATCTTGAACAGCTTGCTGCTTTGCTGCTATTTCTTCAGCGGTCATAGGAGTCGCAGTCCATACATCAGTATAAGTCCCTGCTGTTCCATCTTTAAGACTATAAGTGACATTTAATTCTTTTTCATAAACTCCCAATCTAGGTCTATTTACTCTCTCAAAAGGTGCAAAAGTAGGAGGGAGATTATTGAGATCTATTTCAGGAAAGGCTTCTCGCATATTCCACTCTGCTATCGGATGCTCATAAGGTTGCCCGTCTCTAATTTGTATGTATAATTTCATTTATATATCTCCTGTATTTGTACTTGGGAAGGATCTAGTGAGTCCACCAAATGAATAAATTATTCTAACTGCTCCATTTCCTCCGTCACCGCCAACCCCAGATCCGCTAGAAGCACCACCGCCTCCACCACCGCCATGGGTTCCCCCATCAGCGCCAGCAACCGTACCTGTAGTGTTACCACCTGCCGTACCGCCAGAACCGCCACCACCGCCAGTGCCAGCGTTGCTCCAAGTACCAGCTCCTCCACCGCCACCACCGTTAGTGCCAGCTGTACCATTTACATAAGAACTAGTTCCTCCAGCACCGTTAGAACCTTGACCTAATATTCCTACTCCTCCACCGCCTGCACCGCCAGGAGAACCCGAACCAGCCCCAGTACCGCCTTTACCAGAAGAATTGCCTCCCCCACCGTTATAACCACCTGCTCCACCGCCACCAGGAGACCCATTAACACCACCGTTACCACCTTGACCGCCTCCATCTCCATCAAAACTACCGCCATTCTGTGCAGCAGCACCTCGACCTCTAACAGTGGACGTGTCTATAAAATAGCTATCACCGCCATCTTCATGATCACCGTCATTTCCTCCTGCACCAACTACAACAGAGTAACTAGATCCTGCAGAAACTGAAATACCATTTTTCCAACCGAGACCACCCCCAGCGCCACCTGAACCATTGCCTCCAGCTCTACCTGTATCCCCTGCGGAGCCTCCCCCGACGCAAACAACAGAAACAGTGGCTGGATTCAAACTTGAAGGAGCAATGAAACTATATGTTCCTGGAGTTGTGTAAGCTACTTGGGCAGGAGACGCAGGAGTAGCTGTATCTGTACCTGCGGCTCCGAACCCTGCTAAGTTTTGAGCTTGAACTGATACATTGTATGTTGTAAAATTAGTCAACCCTGTAACAGTTATAGGAGAGCTCGTTCCTGTGACTTCTACATTAAACTCTACAGTGGCTGCACTGCCACCCATGCCGCTATGATTCACACAATAGTAGTATAAGGTTGGTGCGCCTGCAGCAACGACTATAGTTGTATTTGCTCCCGCATTACCAGGAGTACCGTTATACGTCACTCCAGTAGTATATTCTGAACCACCTCCATGAGTGCCGTCAGAGGTGGTAGAAAATTTTAAAGGATGGCTTGAATTAGTATTGTTGGCTTGGTCAAATATATAAGTCTGCCCTTCAGTTAAGGTCAATGACGCTTGAGAGGTGCCGTCAATATAGAATTTATTTCCTGACCCAGCGTTAGCTACAGTAACAACGAAAGTTTTTCCTGCCTCAGCAGCTCTTACCCTATATCCTGTCAATGTAGGGTTGCCAGTACTGGAAGGTGCAGTAAAAGAAACTACGGACTGAGTATTTCCATCCGAAGCACTGACTGAAGTTGGAGCCCCTGCAGCTTCATATGCTCCAAACCCACCAGCCAGTGTTTGACTCTGTGTCCATTTACCCGAAAAATTAGGCATTTTGCAGACTCCTCATATTCATCACACGGTCGTAAAGATTAAAATCAAAAGAATATCTGCTTAAAACTTTATCAAATAAAGCTCTATTTTTTATTTCTTCTTTAGAAATCTCATAATGACCTTGATTAAATTTTTTAATTTCTTTTCGCCAACCTAATTCTTTTAAAAATTTATTTATATCTTCAAAAGTGTAAATTTCAACTCTAGGCTGTTCTTTAACATATGTTGATTGAGGCTCATAAAGCATGTATGGAGCACTTCTTTTATTTTTAACAAGACCCTTAATGAGCTGTTCTAAGTGGTGATCTACTTTTTCAATAGTGTCACACCAGTATCTTACACCACTTATCAGTCTATCAACAGGATTTCTTACGATTCCATAAATTTTAGCAGAAACAGGTATTTTTTCTATAATTTCATCAAAAAATATATGCCCTTCTAATGATATGTCTTTCTCTTCAAACATATCATTAACAGTATGCGCAATCGTTCTTGAAGCACATTTAGGATTCTCAATAATGTAAGTGTCAATACTACTTATATACATTTACTCATCTGCCGTTCTTGTTGAAGGAAACTGCCTTGTGTCTCCTGGCCATATAATTCGGACTGCACCCACTCCGCCAGGACCTGAGCTGTAGCCTCCACCGCCACCTGCGTTTCCACCTGTATCGCCACTTGCTGATCCTCCTCCTGAACCTCCAGTTGCAGGCACTGCTCCAGTATATATACCTCCTACACCGTTAGAACCCTCGCCTAAAACTCCTACACCGCCACCGCCTCCTGATGCTTTGCCGCCACCGCCACCGCCTCCTGCACCGCTCGCTGCTTGCCCATTGCTGGTAGAACCTGTACCACCGTTACCAGAATAACCTCCAGCACCACCGCCACCACCTCCGTAATTACTTCGGGCTCCACCAACACCTCCATTTCCTCCACCATCTCCAGTATAAGTACCTGCAGAACCTCCATTAGAAGGACTGCTATAATACCCACCAGGACCGCCACCTCCAGCGCCACCTTTAACAACTGAGTTACTTACAAAATAACTATTTTCCCCTGCAGCTCCATTTGCGGGTGGTGCAGGTGGGGTAGTGCCTGTTACGTTCCCTACTACGACAGTATAACTACTTCCGGCTGATACAGAATAATTATTTTTGTAACCTAAGCCTCCTCCCCCTCCTCCAGAAGCATCATAATTGTATCCGCGTCCAGCTTGACCTCCTGAACCAACCGCAACGACAGAAACTGCATTTACCCCAGCAGGGGCAACCCAACTATACGTACCTGCTGTGAGGTAGGCTTGTTGACCGATGTTTACGGGAGTATCTGTAATTGCGTTGCTTGGTGCGCTAGGACCATAGGCATTTACAGCTACTACAGAAAATTCATATTCTGTGCCGTAACCAGTGCTAGATATGGTTAAAGGTGAAGATGTAGAGGTTCCTGTGGTATACGCACCTGTAGAAGTATTTTTTGCGAATCCCACATAATTAGTGATCGCACCGCCTCCAGTATTAGTGGGGACAGTAAATGCTAATTGAGAATTACCGCTCACCACAGTTACTGAATTTAAGGTAGGGGCATTAGAAACTTGAGTTGGGTCATACCCAGGAAATATAAAACCGCCTAATCTATCACTTACCGACATGATTTATCCTCTATCAAGCAGAAATTTCTTCATAGCTTATGCTATAAGTAATACCACTGGCTGTTCCGCTTGTCACCGCTATACTGCTATTTTCTTCTAAATAGATTGACGTAGTTTTATCTGAAACGATAAGGGAAGCATCTGCAGGAACTGAAATAGTAGAAGCTACTGGATAAGCTGTCCCTCCACTTGGAGCTGAACCCTGTGCAACTGCACCATTAGTGTATATGTCAACAGTACAATTTACAGCCACGCTACCATTTTTATTAGCTGCTATAATTTGATTAATTTTAAAAACTTTGCCACTTCCAGAAGCATTCGGTAAAAGAACTACCGAAGAAGTGCCACCTGGGGTTAAATAAGTTGTTTTTCCGTATATACTCGTTACGGCTACGATATTTGGGTTTGCCATGTTTTTCTCCTAGAATCCAAAAATCATCGCCATAGCGATTGATTTTCCTGTTGATACCCCTGCAGATGGGGTTGTGTATTCAAGCCCATTCGCACCACTGTTAACAGTTAACACCTGTCCTGCCGTACCTACTGCAGTTAAATTAGTACCTCCATTAGCTATAGGAAGTGTTCCTGTGACGTTAGTTGTTAAATTTGCAAATGTTGTCGCAGTGGTGCCTGTACCACCGTTAGCGATAGGTAATGTTCCTGTGACTTGTGAGGTTAAATTAACGCCTGTTAACGCACCTCCAAGAGTCAAATTACCTGATGTGGTCACAGTACCGCTTAAACTGATACCGTTAACCGTACCTGCACCACCAACCGAAGTTACAGTGCCTGTTCCTGGGAGTGCACCGTCAGCCAAGACGGCAACGCTTCCTCCTGAATTTTTATAAAATAATTTACCATCATTAGTGTTGATTGCTAATTCGCCATCTTGTAAATCACTTGCTGATGGTACTGCTGAAGAAGTCGCTGATCGATATAATTGTATTGGTGTATAACCTGTTTGTGGCATTAGAATGTACCTCCTGAAATCCCTGATGTTGCGGTTACTGTGGTAAATACACCCGTATTAGCGGTTGTCGCCCCTATCGGAGTATTATTAATCGTACCTCCTACGATTGTTGGCGCAATGGGGGAGGCTAATTTAGCAGTAGTGACAATACCGTCGGCTAATTGATCGGAAGTTAACGGTACATCTGTCGGTGAATTACCAATATATGGATTAGACATTAGGTTATCTCCAATATTGAGAGCACGGCATCTATAGAACTCGCTGCGCTTGAATTAACTTTTATTGAATCTCCAGTAATCAATACAATTTTTTGATTACCGCCTATGGGGACTAACGCACCTCCCACTGGAACCGGAGCGTCTTTTACAACATATGTGTCATTCACACCGTCATTTAACGTGACATCAATATTCACTGTTGACGCACTGGTATTGGCTACTGTTAAGCCAATCACAGTAGTTTGAGTTGAAGATCCTACAACATAAGAACCTATTGCAGTTAATGCAGTGCCGATGTTTCTAGAAACTTTTCTTGTAAACGTATTCGCCATTTTATCTCCTTACCCCAATGCCACAGCCAAAGCTATAACATCATCAGTTGTTACTCCTTGCGCTGGAGCTTGTGACACCCACGCTGAACCATTACTAGTTAACACATTACCTGATGTTCCCGCAGCAGTCAATCCTGTGCCCCCATGGGCAGGTGCGAGTGTTCCAGAAAGAGTAATGTCGCCCGTGCTTAGGCTATTCGGCGTAAATCCTGTTGTACCTGCGCTGAACGCACTAACCGCAGTTACAACTGCTGAAGCCCATTCAAAAGCACTACCATTCCATTTTAAAAATTTATTTGAAGTTAATGGAGCATCAATAAATGAGGTCGTATCAGCTGCCGTATTAAATACTATTTTATTAGCTGCACCACCTTCAACATTGGCTATTTTAGTTAAATTAACGACACCTGTTTGACCATTAACAGATGTCACACTATTT